CTTTGTTTAATGATAACGTTAACATTGGTATCCTAGCAAACAAAGCACCAACTGCGAGAGAACTTCTCGGAAGGTTACAACTTGCATACGAGAACTTGCCAACATGGTTGCAGCAGGGTATCATTGCATGGAACAAAGGATCAATGGAGCTTGAGAATGGCAGTAAAATTTTGGCATCTTCTACATCTGCGTCTGCTGTCCGAGGTATGTCGTTTAACATCATCTTCCTCGATGAGTTCGCGTTCATTCCAAACCATATTGCAGAGCAATTCTTTAGCTCTGTTTATCCTACTATTTCGTCTGGTAAAAGCACAAAAGTCATCATCATCTCAACGCCGAATGGGATGAATATGTTCTACAAGTTATGGCATGATGCCGAACTTGGTAGGAACGAATATGTCACGACAGAAGTTCACTGGTCTCAAGTTCCTGGTAGGGACGAAAACTGGAAAGAACAAACGATTGCTAACACATCTCTACGACAGTTCACACAAGAGTTTGAGTGTGAATTCTTAGGATCGGTTGACACATTAATCTCTGCTGCAAAGTTGAGGTCTATGTCATATGATGAACCTCTGTCAAGCAGCAAAGGATTAAAGATATACGAGAACCCTATTCCAAATCATGAGTATCTCATGACTGTTGACGTTTCACGTGGTACTAATAATGACTACTCTGCTTTTATTCTATATGATATTACCACTGTACCATATAAAGTTGTAGGTGTCTATAGGAACAATGAGATTAAACCAATGTTGTTCCCAAATATTATTCACCAGGTTGCTATCAATTACAACAAAGCATTTATCCTTGTTGAGGTTAACGACATTGGAGATCAAGTAGCATCTATTCTTCAGTATGATCTTGAGAATGAGAATCTTCTCATGTGTGCTATGAGAGGTCGTGCTGGTCAATTAGTTGGTCAGGGATTTTCTGGATCTAAAACTCAACTTGGAGTTAAGACAAGTACAACAGTTAAGAAAATTGGTTGCTCTAACTTGAAGCAATTAATTGAAGCAGATAAACTACTTGTTAATGACTATGAAATTATTTCTGAACTAACTACCTTTATTCAAAAGAAACAATCCTTTGAAGCAGAAGAAGGATGTAATGATGACCTTGCAATGTGTTTGGTTATCTTTGCATGGTTGGTCGCACAGGATTATTTCAAAGAGATGACGGACAATGATGTTCGTAAGAGATTATATGATGAGCAAAAGAATCAGATTGAGCAAGACATGGCACCATTTGGTTTTATTGATGACGGTCTAACAGATTATGAATCGGTAGATACTGAAGGTAATGTTTGGTATATTGCAGAAGATGGAACTGGTAAATTTGTAGATAGTGGAAGTGAGTATGGAGAACTTAATTACATGTGGGAGTATAGGTAATGGAATTTGAAGATGAGTTTGATCTAAGTCATCTTCTTTTTAATGAGAGAATATGCAGAACTTGTTATGTAAAAAAAGATTTACTTACTGATTTTTATTTGATACGTAAGAATAGTAAAGGTTTACCCTCTGCATATTCTTATGAGTGTAAGCAATGTACGAAAAGAAGAGTAACTAATAATAGAAGAAGAAAATATGATATAGGTAACTGGCAATACCCTGACTGGTAGAGGGTTCATGCAGTGTTTTCCCTTTGAAAGGTGTCAAAATAATAAATACTTTTAGAAAATATGACACATTTCTAGGAGATAAACATGGCAGTTTTACGCTCACCTGGGGTTGTTGTTAGGGAAAAAGACCTAACGAACGGCAGAGCGGATATTACCACAGCAAATATCGCTGGTTTTGCCGCACCATTTTTAAAAGGACCTATTGGAGAAGCAGTCACTGTCTCCAACGAAACAGAATTAGTTGCCACTTTTGGCGAACCAAACGGAGCAAATGCTGACTATTGGTTGTCTGCAACTAACTACTTAAACTACGGAGGAACTCTTTCAGTAGTCAGATCTGACTCTGCTGACCTCTTCAATTCAGTCGCTAGAGTTGGTAACTCTCTTAGCACTATTACAGTTACTAACGCATCTACAAACGGTAAGTATGTATCTGCTCCTGCTGTTTCCTTCACTGGTGGTGGTGGACAAGGCGCTGCTGCTACTGCACTGATTGATGCAAACGGTAAAGTAACCTCAATTAACATCACAAACACTGGTAGTGGATATACCTCTGCTCCAACTGTTGATATTGATCCTGTTGGTACACCTGCTATTGCAACTGCCGCTCAAGGCGATGATGCAACTGCAACCGCTGGTGCAGGTAATGTCAGTGGTGGTGCATTAACTGGTACTGCAACAATTACTGCTGCTGGTACTGGATACTCTTCTGCTCCAAACATCACTGTAACAGGTGGTGGTGGAACTGCTGGATCTGCAGTTGCTACTGTAGTTGGTGGTCAAATCACATCGATTGCACTTTCTGGTGGTTCTGGTTACACTTCTGCACCAACTCTGGATATCGAATCCCCAACTGGTGTTGTTGTTACTGTTACTTCTGCTGGTACTAACTACGATCCTACTGGAACTTACACAGTTAACGTTTCTGGTGGTTCTACCGTAGGTGGTGCAACATTCACTGGAACACTGGTTGTAAACCAAAGTGGAGAAGTTACAGGAGTTAACGTTGCTGATAATGCAGATTTTGGTAACTACTCTAGTTTCTCTGGTGTAACACCAATCGTTCCAATTCCTGGTACAACTGCTCTGGCAACTGCAACTATTGCAGCAGACCCAATTAAGATTTCAAGACCAGAAGTTTATGAAGCATCTTACTCTGGTAATACCAGTGGTTGGTTGTATGCTTCTAGATCTGCAGGTGCATGGGGCAACTCTCTGAGAGTTTGCACTGTTGACCGTGGTCCTGAGCAGTCACTGTATTTAACATCTAGTCCTGCAGCACCTGGTGTTGGTTCTTTCGTTACCTCTGGTACTAAGAAAGGAAAGGTTATTGATACTTCTACTGGAACTGATGGAAACTTAATCGTTCACGTTGTTATCGTAGATAGCGCAAATAACGATGCATATGTTTCTTGGCCATCAATGGCACAGAGATTTGCTGATGCTGATTCAGTAACTATTGGCGGTCAAGCATACACACTGAAATCAAGTGGTGGTGTTGATGACGGTTCCGAGTGGTATCTGAACAAAGAACTGTATGCTGGTTCTGGTGTAAAGTGGAACTCAATCGCAGCAAGACCAGGTACTTCAGATGATGCTGAGTCATTCAATGATAAGTATGCTTACGATAGTGTACACGTTGCTGTCATCGATGAGGATGGTTTAATCTCAGGTGCAAAGAATTCAATTCTTGAATCTTACACTTATCTGTCTAAGGCACATGATGCTAGAGGTCCACAGGGTGGATCTAACTACTATAAGAAAGTTGTTTCTGATAGTAGCACAAATGTTTATGTTGGTGACACAGCATATACATATGCAGCAAAAACTGCAGATTTTGAACCAGCAGGTTCTAAATCCTACTCACTGACAGGTGGTGCTGATTATAACCTTCTTGGTGGTGGAGAGTTTGACGTTTCAGTTGGAGAACTGAATGCTGGTTATTCACTGTTTGCTGATTCAGATAACGTCACTCTTGACTATCTGATTATGGGTCCTGGCATGATCTCAGAAGCAGACACCAGACAAAAACTGACTCACATTGCAGGTATTGCTGCTGCAAGAAAAGATTGTATTGCGTTCGGTTCACCACACAAAGGAAATATTATTTCCGCAACTGGAACTGCATTATCCAATGCAGATATTACTAAGAACATTAAGTCGTTCTATGCTGCAGTAGGAAGTAACTCTTACCTGGTTCTCGACGGAAACTATAAGTACGTCTATGATCGTTGGAATGATGTATATCGTTACATCCCTTGTAACTCTGATGTTGCTGGTCTGGTAGCAGACACTGCTATTAGAAACGAACCATGGTTCTCACCTGCTGGTTTCTCTAGAGGTGGTATTCGCAATCTGGCAAAACTTGCTTGGAATCCAGGCAAAGCAGACAGAGACGAACTTTATGCAAATAGAGTAAACCCAATCGCAACATTCCCTGGTCAGGGTGCAGTTCTCTTCGGAGATAAGACCGCACTTGCTAACCCATCTGCGTTTGATAGAATCAACGTTCGTAAGTTGTTCTTGGTTGTCGAGAGAGCAATTGAGCAAGCAGCAAAAGCACAACTCTTTGAACTCAACGACGAGACCACAAGAAACATCTTTAGAGCTATCGTTGAACCATTCCTTCGTGATGTTCAATCAAGAAGAGGTATCACCGATTTCTTAGTTGTTTGCGATGAAACAAACAACACCCCACTCGTTGTTGACAACAATGAATTTGTCGCTGAGATTTATATCCAACCTGCACGTTCGATCAACTTCATTACCTTGACATTTACTGCGACGAGAACTGGTATCTCCTTCGACGAGATTATCGGTAGATGATCTGTAGGCAATAAATAAAATTACGGAGACACAAACAATGCCAAACATTAACCAGTTCAAATCTAGATTACAGGGCGGCGTCCGCCCCAATCTATTCCAGGTAGATATTGTTTTCCCAAGAACATCATTTGACTTGGGAGAAAACAAAACTACTGCATCTTCTCTTGCTGAGGCAGGAAGATATCTCTGCAGATCTGCACAAATTCCTGCAGCAAACCAAGGACTTATTGAAGTACCTTTCAGAGGTCGCTTCCTTAAAATCCCTGGTGATAGAACCTTTGAACCATGGACTGCAACCTTCTACAACACTACAGATTTCGATCTGAGAGCAGCATTTGAACAGTGGATCAATATCGGCAATAAAGCTGATGAAGCACTGGGTACTTATGAATTTGGAAATGCTGGATCATTCTCTGAATATTTCCAGGATATTACTATTAGGCAACTTGATAAGAATCCTGATTCTGCTGGTACTGCTGCTGCATTGAATGGACCTACTCCTGCAGATCCTAACAAAGTTCTGAGAGAGTACAAACTCATCGGCGCTTGGCCAACTAGTGTTGGTGCAATTAACCTTGCATATGATAGCAATGATCAGATTGAAGAATTTGATGTTGAGTTCCAATATCAGTATCTTGATGCTGGTGAGAAGAACTTCGCTCAAGGTCAGGGTGAATTCACTAAACTCAGAAGAGTTGGTTCCACAACTTCAGGTTAATTAGGATGATAAATAGAGTAACGGTCCAGTTACTCTATATTTGGAATGGCGCAATTATTTGGATTTTCAATTAAAGATGAAGATCTCAAGAAGGGGGCGAAGGCAGCTACGTCCCCTGTTCCACCTACAGACAATGACGCTAGTTCAACCATCACTCCTTACGGGGGATGGTTTGGTCATTATGTAGATCTTGATGATACTAAAAAACGTGACGAGATTAATCTCATCCGTCGTTATAGAGAAATGGCACTTGCTCCAGAAGTGGACAGTGCCATTGAAGATGTAACAAACGAAGCGATTGTAACTGATAAGGATGACAGTCCAGTAGAATTAGAACTGTCTAACTTAGAAGTATCAGAGTCGATCAAGAACCGAATGAGGGAAGAGTTTGATCATGTCAAACGCCTTCTCGATTTTGATAAATCTGCACATCAAATCTTTAGACGTTGGTACGTCGATGGTAGATTATTTTATCATAAAGTTATCGATTTAGAAGATCCTTCAAAAGGTCTTTTAGAACTCCGTTATATTGATCCTCTTAAAATTAAGAAGGTACGTCTGGTAGAAAAACCAGCGGTAGACGCAGATCAATTTAACAAATACGACTACGGTAAAGTCACAGAATTTTTCGTTTACAATGCAAAGGGTGTAAACAATACCAACCAAGGAATTAAAATTGCAAAAGATGCTGTTACATACGTAGCATCTGGTATTGTAGACCAGGGTAGAAATATGACCCTGAGTTATTTGCACAAAGCAATCAAGTATCTTAATCAGTTAAGAATGCTTGAGGACAGCATTGTCATCTATAGATTGTCAAGAGCACCTGAGCGTAGAATCTTCTACATCGATGTTGGCAATCTTCCTAAGATCAAAGCGGAACAATACCTGCGTGATGTGATGTCACGCTATAGAAATAAGATGGTATATGACTCCAGTACTGGAGAAATCCGTGATGATAAAAAGCATATGAGTATGCTTGAGGACTTCTGGTTGCCTCGTCGTGAAGGTGGTCGTGGTACAGAAATTACCACGCTGCCTGGTGGACAAAACCTTGGCGAACTGACTGACATTAAGTATTTCCAAACTCAACTCTATAAGGCACTCAACGTTCCGCCTTCTAGATTGGAAAGTGATAAGTCATTTGATCTGGGTAAATCTGAAGAGATCAATAGAGACGAAATTAAATTTACAAAATTTGTAGGTCGTCTCCGTAAAAAGTTCTCTGATCTTCTCCACGATCTTCTCAAAACTCAACTGATTCTGAAAGGTGTTATTGCACCTGAAGATTGGGAAGATATGAAAGAGCATATTCAGTATGATTATCTGTATGATAATCAGTTTGCTGAACTTGCTGATCTTGAAATGATGGAGAAGAAAATGGAGGTTCTAGACAAACTAGATCTCTATGTTGGTAAGTACTTCTCTCAAGATTATGTCATGCGTCAACTTCTGCACTTTACTGAGCAGGAAATTGAAGAGATGAAACAACAGATAAATAATGAGATCGAGGCGGGGCAAGTAATTGATCCTCTTGATACGGTTGCTCAAGAAAAGCAATCTGCGGAAATTGACATGGAAACCCAAAAAGTTAACTTGGACAATTTGAAAAATCCCCCTGAACCAAAAACGTCAGGATCCCAAAACACTAAATAATATCGAGGTTAATTATGGAACCTACTAAAATTGTGGATATGATCATGAAGGATCAACTTGCTGATGCTTCTGATGCAGTGAAAGATATGATTATGAACAAGGCAGCGCAAATCTTAACTCTTGAAAAAGAGAAGGTTGGTGCAAACATGTTCAATCATTTAAACGAACCCGAAGAAACAGAGACCGAAAATGAAACTGATCACGGAACAGATTGAAGCTGTAGAATTCCTTGTCGAAGATAATGGTTCTAAAAAGAATCATTTTATCGAAGGGGTCTTTCTCCAAGCAGATATCAAAAATAGAAATGGTCGTGTGTATGCGATGAACGTTCTTGAAAAAGAAGTTGGTCGTTACACTGAGTCATACATTTCTAAGGATCGTGCTCTCGGTGAACTCGGTCACCCTGAGGGACCTACCGTTAATTTGGATAGAGTGTCTCATAAAATTGTATCACTTCAAAAAGAAGGTAGCAATTTTATTGGCAAAGCAAAAATTCTTGATACCCCTATGGGCAAGATTGCTAAAAATCTAATTGATGAGGGGGTTAAGTTAGGAGTTTCATCGCGTGGTGTTGGATCAATTGCCGAAAGGAATGGTGCAGCATATGTTCGTGATGACTTCATGCTCGCAACTGCTGCTGATATTGTAGCAGATCCTTCTGCACCTGATGCATTTGTTGAAGGTATTATGGAAGGAAAAGAATGGGTATGGAACAATGGCATTCTTACAGAACGTCATATTGAATCTATTAAGAACGAATTAGACGCTGCAACTTGGCATAATCTCCAAGAGCGCAAAGTTTCCGCGTTTGCCAAGTTCTTAAAAGGATTATAATGTATAAATAAAACATAGAATCTAACAGATTATATTAGGAGAATAGCACATGTCAGCATCAGTTGACCAACAATTTGACACCTTCGTAGAAGAAACTCTTGAGGAAAAAGCGCCAACTGATGGTGCCAAGGGTGCAGACCCTATGGTAGCTGCAGCAATTCCCGCTCCTCAAGATACTGCAAAGGACAACCTTGGCGGTCCTACAAACCAAAACTACAAGCAAGACAACGATTCATCCAAGATTGCCAACAAAGGCACATCGAAGGTTAGCGACGGTCATGTCACCAAGAACGCTAAACCAGGCGATGCTGCTCCTGGCAAACTGAAGGAAGAAGAAGAAACAACCGAAGAGGTAGTTGCAGAAACTACTGAGGTTGAAGAGTTTAGCGTAGAAGAAGATGTTAACGCACTTCTGACTGGCGAAGAACTCTCCGAAGAATTCAAAGAAAAAACCAAGACAATCTTCGAGGCAGCAGTTAAGTCAAAGATTGCTGAAGAAACTAAGAAGATTGAAGAAACTTTCGAGGCACGTTTTACTGAGCAAGTTGAGACCGTTAAGTCGGAACTTGCTGAGAAAATGGACAAGTTCCTCACCTATGTTGCTGAAGAGTGGAAGAAAGAGAATGAAATCGAACTCCACAACGGCATTAAACTTGAGATGATGCAGTCCTTCATGGACGGCATGAAGAATCTTTTTGAAGAAAATTATGTAGAACTCCCTGAAGAAAAATATAATGTTATGCAAGAGATGACAGACAAACTTGATGAAATGGAAGCAAAGCTCAATGAGCAAATTGAAACCAATATGTCTCTCAACGGTAAGGTCAACTCTTTTGTTAAAGAGTCGATCGTAACCGAAGTTTCCAAGGGTCTCGCAGATACCCAAGCAGAGAAGTTCGCTTCACTCGCAGAAGGTGTTGAATTTGAGTCCGAGGAATCCTTTAAGTCCAAACTGGAAACCATCAAGGAATCTTATTTCCCTAAGGCAAAAGTAGAACTTAAGGAAGACATTGCAACTGGTGAAGTTGCATCCCCTGTAGAGGGTACGATGTCTGCGTATGTAAACGCGATCTCCCGCTACGGGAAATAATTATTAACTAACCACTTACTTTCAATCTAAGGAGAACAAAATGTTAGGTTTATCCCAACAACTCCAGGAGAAGTGGGCACCTGTTCTTGAGCACGGTGATCTTCCTGCTATTGAAGATAACTACAAGAAAGCTGTCACTTCGATCCTCCTGGAAAACCAAGAGCGTGTAATTCGTGAAGAGCGTCAGATCCTGTCTGAAGCAATTCCAACGATGAGCACTGGTTCAAACTCTGCTACTGGTGCAGGTTCAGGCAACGCTGGTTTTAGCTCTGATGCTACCGCTGCTGGTCCTGTCGCAGGTTTCGACCCAGTTCTGATCTCCCTGATCAGACGTGCAATGCCAAACCTGGTCGCATATGACCTCGCAGGCGTTCAACCAATGTCTGGTCCTACTGGACTGATCTTCGCAATGCGTGCTCGCTACGATGGTCCTGCAACCTCCAATGCTGAGACCTTCTACAACGAAGTCAATCCTAACCAATCTGGTACTCAGGGTGCTAACGATGTCTCTGGTGCTGCTGATGCACTGACTGGCAACAACCCTGCAGTTCTGAACGACGGATTCACTGGTTCTAACGAAGCAACCGCTCAAGGTTACTATGGTGCTCCTGGCGCTATGGGCACTGAGGATTCTGAAGGACTGGACAGCGACGGTTCCGCACCTGACTTCCGTCAGATGGGATTCTCGATCGAGAAGATTTCGGTCACCGCTAAGTCCCGTGCTCTGAAGGCAGATTACAGCATCGAATTGGCACAAGACCTTCGTGCGATCCACGGTCTTGATGCTGAGTCGGAGCTGGCAAACATTCTGTCCTCTGAGATCCTTGCTGAGATCAACAGAGAAGTTGTCAGAACCATCTACAAGTCCGCTAAGCGTGGTGCTCAGCACGACACCGCTACTGCTGGTACTTTCGACCTCGACGTTGACTCCAACGGTCGTTGGTCAGTTGAGAAGTTCAAAGGACTTCTGTTCCAAATCGAGCGTGATGCGAACGCAATCGCACGCGAAACTCGTAGAGGAAAGGGCAACATGATCATGTGCTCTGCTGACGTTGCATCCGCACTTGCAATGGCAGGCGTACTTGATTATGCTCCTGCTCTGGAAGGCAACAACCGCCTTGCAGTTGACGAAACTGGTAACACCTTCGCTGGTGTTCTGAACGGTCGCTATCGCGTCTACATCGATCCTTATGCAACTATCACCCGTGGTGGTTCTGCTGCATCTGGTACTTCAGGTAACCAGTACTACGTCATCGGTTATAAGGGTTCTTCACCTTATGACGCTGGTCTGTTCTACTGCCCATATGTACCTCTCCAGATGGTACGTAGCGTCGGTCAGGATGACTTCCAGCCACGTATCGGGTTCAAGACCCGTTATGGCATGGTCCTCAACCCATTCGCAAAAGGCGAGGCAGCACTGTCCGACAGCAACCCACTTGCTGCTGGCAACCTGTCAACCAACGCATACTACAGAAGAGTTTCTGTTGCAAACCTCATGTGATCCTCTTGCATCACATTATATCAAGGACCCTTCGGGGTCCTTTTTTTATGTTTAGTTATTTTTAGTTTTGTAAAAAAGCAATAAATGTATACTACGATACATAAAGTTGCATAGATACTACAGAATTATGCGAGGTGTAAAAATGAACCCTTCCTTTAAATTACATTATGAGTTAACCGTAATGGAGAGTGAAGATGCACAATCTATTATCCCGAGCACAATTTGATGAATGGAGGCATTTAGAAGAAACAATTGATGAGTTAGAATCAGAAAATCAAAAGATAAATGATTACTACGAATGTATTATCGAGTGCGATTCTTTAAACCAACACGAATGTAAAAGGATATGTAAGAGATTATTAGATTAGTATTCTGACCCTTCGGGGTCTTTTTTTTGTCTATAAATAAAAGTGTGAAGGACTAACCACATGACACTCTGCAACGAAAACTTTCTATCACCAGCAGGTTTTAGATTAGACATCCCAGGATTTAAAAGCGTTGGTTTTCAATGCACCAACGTCAACGTGCCTGGAATTAGTATGAATGGTCCCGTAGCAGCAACTCCATATAATGATTTTCAATTAGGTGGTGATAAACTTAATTATCAAGAACTTCAACTTACGTTCTTAATTGATGAGAACTGTGCTAACTATGCTTTGATCCATAACTGGATGGTTGGCATTACATACCCACAAAAATCAGATCAGTGGGGTAACTTTGTAGAGGAGATGAAAGATAAAGATTTTCAAAATGAAAGATTTATTGAACAACTTGATCTATACTTACATATCTTAAATAGTAATTTTAACACCGCATTTAAACTGCATTTTTATGATGCGTTTCCTGTAAGTTTGAATTCATTAGAGTTTAGTACAGACCAGACAGACATCCAATACATGAAAGCACAGGTGACATTTAAGTACACCTACTTTAAACTTACCAATAGTAATGACAAAGAATTGACTTTATGAGTTTACATCAACAATTGATCGATGAGTGGCACAAAGATTGTGTCATGGATGATGACTTGTTTGAAGAAGCAAGAAGGATTCCAGTTTTACATGCCAAATGGTTAGACAAGTACTTAAGAGTACAATTATTACGTAAAGAAAAAGAATACGATTACAACTGTCTGTATAGACAGAAGTATAGTTTTTACATGGGCAGAGAAGAAACTGCACCTGATGAAAAAATTATTAAGACCGAAGTGCCAATCTATATCAAGGGAGATCCTGATATAATCAAAGCACAGGCAACGATGGACCTCTATGAAAAATTAGAGGATGCTCTAAAACAGGTTCTAAATAATATTAACAATCGTTCATTCCAAATTAAGAATGCAATTGATTGGTTAAGGTATTCGCGAGGAATAGATGAGTGACGTTATTATCCGAAAGAAAAATGAAGTTTATCTGCAATTAAAAACACCACCACATATTTCATACGAATTATCTGACCACTTCACATTTGAAGTTGAAGGTGCAAAGTTTATGCCTGCATACAGGCAGAAGTATTGGGACGGTAAAATTAGGTTGTTCTCTCCAGGCACTGGTGAAATCTATGCTGGACTGAGAGAATACATTGAGCAGTTCTGTCAAGAGCGAGGATACGCTTATGATTATGCTGACAATGAATACTTTGGTATGCCTGATGCTGAGGATGAACTAGTATCATTCGATGGTGTAAAATCATTCACAAAGAAATTTTCTGCACTCAAAGCAAGAGATTACCAATACAAAGGAATCTATGAGGCACTGAGGAAGAAAAGAAAACTGATCGTGTCACCAACAGGATCAGGTAAATCTTTTATGATCTATTCTATCGTTCGTTTTTTACAAGAGACGGGACAAAAGATTCTAATTGTTGTTCCTACTACATCTCTTGTAGAGCAGATGTATAAAGATTTCTTTTCTTATGGATGGGACGTAGAAGATCATTGCCATAAAGTTTATGCTGGTCATGAGAAGGTATCTCCTAAACCAGTAACCATCACCACATGGCAGTCGATCTATAAACAAAAGCGCCAGTATTTTGAATGCTTTAGTGCAGTAATCGGTGACGAGGCACATCTGTTCAAAGCAAAATCTCTTACAGATATCTTGACCAAACTGCATCATGCAAAATATCGCATTGGATTTACAGGAACACTAGACGGGAGCAAGACAAATAAACTTGTTCTTGAAGGTTTGTTCGGTCCTCACGAAAAGATTACAAACACAAATGAACTAATTAAACAAGGACATTTGTCTAGGTTAAAAATTAAGATTATTTCTCTAAGGCATCGTCATGTTAATTTTGATAGTTATCATGATGAGATCGATTACCTGGTCTCACATCCAAGAAGAAATAACTTTATTAAAAACCTTGCATTAGATCTTGGTGGTAATTCTCTAGTGTTGTTCAATTATGTTGAACGTCACGGTGAACCACTTTTTGATCTGATAAATAGTAGCGTAAAGAATGGAAGAAAGGTTTTCTTTGTACACGGTGGTGTTGATGTAAAGGACCGAGAAGAGATCCGAGCAATCACTGAGCAGGAGTCCAACGCAATCATCATCGCAAGTTATGGAACTTTCTCCACTGGTATTAACATCAAAAACTTACACAATATCATTTTTGCGAGTCCATCAAAATCAAGAGTAAGAAACCTGCAATCTATTGGTAGGGTCTTGAGGAAGGGGGAAAACAAAAACACAGCAGTGCTGTACGATATTGCAGACGATACCTCCAAGGATTCTAACAATCCAAATTATACGTTAAGACATTTGTTTGAGCGGGTTAAAATTTATAACCAAGAAAATTTTGACTATGAGATAATCAACGTAAAATTAAAGCAGTAAGTATGGAAGCATTTTTCGCAAACATCAAGTTAAAAACAGGTGAGGAATTACTTTGCATAGTAAAAGAGGCGGACCCTGAAGAGGATTACCTCTTAGTGTCACACCCCATTGAAGTTGAAGAGATCGAGATTCCTGGTGCGTTTCATGGTCTAAAGATCAAGAACTGGATGAAACTCTCACACCAAACTGAATTCTATATTGATGGTGAAGAACTAGTTACACTCAAAGAAATCAAAGGATTTCCAGTCGAGTTTTATAAAGACAGTTTAATTAAACTCGCTCATCAAGAAGAAGAGAAACAACGTTCTAAACTTAAAAATAAACTACGTAAAAGAAAAGGTCGCGTTCCATTGGATGAAGATATGGGACTCTTATCATCTATTGATGATGCAAGAGAACTACTAGAGAATATCTTCCTCTTAGATAATGATCCAAAGGAATCATAGTATCTAAAGTATTAAAGCTATAGAGTGTTTTCTGAACTCTGACCGAGTTATTATACACAGATCCAGGGTACTTGTCAAGCTCTGAGTATTGTGCTATGATATTATGAGAAGACCAACATACTAATGGCAAAATCTAAAGAGCACTACGTAAACAACAAGGACTTCTTACACGCTATTATTCAGTATAAGAATAAAGTGGAGAAGGCAAAAGAAACGGGCGACAAAAAACCACCAGTGGGTGAGTACATAGGGGGGTGCTTTCTAAAGATTGCACAGCACTTATCCTATAAACCGAACTTTGTCAACTACATGTTCAAAGATGACATGATCGGTGATGGTATTGAAAACTGCATCACTTACATCGATAACTTTGATCCAGCGAAGTCCAGCAATCCGTTTGCGTATTTTACTCAGATCATTTACTATGCATTCTTGCGTAGGATTCAGAAAGAGAAGAAGCAGGTAGATATTAAAAACAAGATGATTGAGAAGTCAGGATACAGTGAGGTATTTACTGGCGATGAGTATGGGTGTGATTCCTCATACGAACAGATTAAGAATTCACTTGAGCAGAAAATGAGGTATTGATGAAAGTCGCTATTATTACGGACCAGCACTTTGGAATGAGGAAAGGTAGTCAAATTTTTCACGACTACATGAATAAATTTTATGAAGAGGTGTTCTTTCCTTTTTTGGAGAAGAACAAAATTACTACAGTGCTTGATCTGGGCGATACTTTTGACAATAGGAAATCAATTGATTTCTGGTCACTGGATTGGGCAAAGAAAAACTATTATGATGTTTTAGCAAACCGAGGCATCCAGGTGTACACAGTAGTAGGTAATCATACTGCTTACTTTAAAAACACTCTTGGTATCAATGCTATCAACTTGCTACTCCAGGAATATGATAATGTACATTTAATTGAGAGACCTGAAACTATTGAGGTTGGTGGTCTTGATATTTGTTTCATTCCATGGATATGTGTAGACAATGAGACAGAGACCTATGAAGAGATCTCTAATACCTCAGCAAACATTTGCATGGGGCATTTAGAACTGTCTGGGTTTGAGGCACACGTTGGTTATTACATGGATCATGGTATGAGTCGTGATGTGTTTTCTAAATTTAAGAAAGTGTTCTCTGGACACTTCCACCATAGATCACATTCAGATAACATTTATTACTTAGGTAATCCTTATCAGATGTATTGGAATGACTTTGGTGATGTCAGAGGTTTCCACCTCTTTGATACTCAGAGTACAAAACTTAAATTCATTCCAAATCCTTTCAAGATGTTTGAAAAGATTTATTATGATGACAGCACGATGTCACCAGATGAAATTGATACAGATCAATTTAAGGACAAGTTTGTAAAACTGATCGTTGAAAAAAGAACTAACTATTATGCGTATGATAATTTAATCGAACGTCTTTATCAAACAGGTGTCCATGATCTTAAAATCATTGACAACTCTCATGAAGAAATCAATCCCTCTGGAGACATTGAGATTGAAGGAACTCTTTCCTTCTTAGAAAAATATGTTGAGGAGATTGACTACGAAGATAAAGACACGTTAAAATCTATCATTGGATCAATTTATTCAGAGTCACTTCAAATTGAGTAATGTACATACTAGCAATCAAAGGAAAAGAAACAGAGGGGGCATATGCTCCCACGGTAGATAGTGGTCAAATACTATATCTTTTCTTAGAAGCAGAGGATGCTGAGAGGCATTCAGAATTACTTGCTGCTGACGACTATCCTGAGATGTCAGTGGTTGAAGTTGATGATGACGTTGCTATCCATATCTGTGAAGAGAATGGATACTCCTATTGTATTGTAACACCTGAAGACATTATTATTCCGCCTAAAGAATCTGATGATTGAATTTAAAACTATTAAATGGAAGAATTTCCTGAGCACGGGAAATAACTTTACTGAAGTGAATTTAAATGATCACAACAAAACATTAATCATTGGTGAAAACGGCGCTGGTAAATCTACAATTTTAGATGCGCTGTGTTTTGGTTTGTTCAACAAACCTTTTAGAAAAATTACCAAACCACAACTAATCAACTCTGTTAATCTCGCTGACTGTAGAGTAGAAATCCAATTCACCATTGGTAAAGTTGATTGGCAGATTAATCGTGGTATGAAACCAACAGTATTTGAGATCTATAAAAATGGTGTGCAATTAAATCAAAGCGCATCTGCAGCAGAGCAGCAGAAATGGTTTGAACAAAACGTTCTTAAATTGAACTACAAATCATTTACTCAAATTGTTGTTCTTGGATCTTCTACGTTCGTTCCCTTCATGCAGTTACCTGCAGCAGGACGTAGAGAAGTTATTGAGGATATCCTAGACATCAGAATTTTCTCTGCAATGAACACTGTTCTGAAAGATAGGATTAAAGAAAATAAAGAAGCAGTGTCTGAGATTGATTATTCTATTTCTTTGTTAAAAGACAAAGTGGATGTTCAAAAAAGATTTATTGAAGATCTTAAAAAACAAGGAGAAGACAACGTAACTCTTTGGCAAGAAGAAATTACTAAATTGGAACTGGACATCAAATCTAGTCATCTTGAATTAGAACGTTACATGCGTGATATTGACACGATGACACATCAGATGAATGATCTTCCTAATCCACAAAAAGAACTTGATAAGTTGAATGAGTTTCACATTAAGTTCAGGTCTAAGATTAAAGACATGGAAAGTTCGATTAAGTTCTTGACTTCTAATGATGTTTGTCCTACATGTAATCAAGATATTACTGAGGAGTTTAAAAATTATAACATCACTAGTGGTAAGGAAAAGATTAGTAAATTAGAATCTGCTTTAGAGGATATTGATTCTAAGGAAAAAACTTTGACTGATTCTTTAAACCAACGTAATACGATTCAAAAAGAGATCAATCAGGTTCAAAATAAAATCAATAACTGTTTCTCTGCAATCAATTGGAAACAAAACAAAGTAAAGGAAACTGAGAATCAAATTCAATCTATAAAATCTAATACTGATAACGTTGATCGTGAGCGTGAAAAGATGAAGACCCTGATTGAACAGGGTAAAGGTCAAGAACTTCAACGTAGACAAATCTCTAAACGATCTACAGAGTTGAAAATTATTGCTGACATTCTCAAAGATGGTGGTGTCAAGAGTACAATTATCAGGAAGTATCTTCCTGTAATGAATACTTTGATTAACAAACATCTACAAGAACTTGAGTTCTATGTCAATTTTAATCTAGATGATACCTTTAATGAAACTATTAAGTCACGTTTTAGAGATGAGTTTTCTTATGCTTCATTCTCTGAGGGTGAAAAGATGAGGATTGACTTGGCACTGTTGTTCACCTGGAGGGAAGTTGCTAAACTTAAGAACTCTGTCAATACGAACATACTGATCCTTGATGAGATCTTTGATAGTTCTCTAGATGGAAATGGTACGGCGGACTTCATAAATATTCTCAGAACTGTTACCGATGGTAACAATGTGTTTGTGATCTCACACAAGGAAGACATGCTACACGATAAGTTTGATAATGTGATACAGTTCAAGAAGGTCAAAAACTTCTCTAAACCATTTCAGACCAATGGCACAACTACCTAACTGGCAACACCATTCTAAGAAGGACAAGCATGGTAAGGGTACTTGCAAGGGAAGAATCCGTGCAAGTAAACAACGCCTTAGACACTTAAAAAACTGTCACAAGACCTCTCGTAATGGGAGGTCTTTTTTTGTATATTGTGTTCAGTTCAAAGAGGTTCCATGAAGTTTGAAATCAAAGAAACTCTTGCCAAACTTCTGGCAACTGAGAATTTGATTGTTGAGCACCGTAAGGTTAGCACTGCATCTTTTGATGTGGAGAACCGTGTGCTCACTCTCCCCATGTGGGAAAAAGCATCTAATCTTGTCTATGATCTGCTGGTCGGACACGAAGTAGGTCATGCACTTTACACTCCTAATGAGAATTGGAAGAAAGATAAGTATGCCAAAGTTCCAATGAGTTTTGTCAACGTTGTTGAGGATGCTCGTATTGAGAAGATGATGAAGCGTCGTTATGCTGGTCTTAGTAAGACCTTCTATAATGGATATCAAGAATTGCATGAAGATGATTTCTTCTCTGTAGAGGATGAAGATATGTCTGAAATGGCATTCATTGATCGTCTCAATCTCTACTACAAGATTGGTGCTTATCACATGATTGAGTTCTCTTCAGAGGAAAAACCGTTTGTTGATCGTACTGGTAAGGTTGAGACCTGGGAAGAAGTTCTTGATCTGAGTTTGGATATCTACTGCTACCTTAAGAGTAAGCAAGAAGAGATGACTAAAACTAAAGTCAATCTTGATGATATCAAGCAAAGCAGTGATGAAGAACAACAAAACGTTGAAACCGAGGTAGAATCACCTGAAGACATTCCGAGGGGTGCTGTAGACGATTCTGAGGGGGTCTCAGAGCACGAAGAAGAGGAAGAGGAAGAGAGAGAAACTTCTGGAAATTCTGGTGGTCAAACTAATGAGTTTGAATCTTCTACAGATTCTGCCTTTACAGAAAACCAACAGGATCTGATCAGTAAGTTTGGTCAAGAAACTTCTTACCTTAATGTTCCTGAAAGCATCGACATTGATCGTATCGTTGTTGATTGTGAAATGCTCCAAGAATATATTTCTGAGTTCTATAACGGTGATCAATTTAAACAGGACTCTTATGATAGTCGTCTTCTAGAATCAACTAATGAGCAATATGTTAAGTACAAGAAAAGTGCTGCCAAGGGAGTCAACTATCTTGTCAAAGAGTTTGAGATGAAAAAATCTGCAGATGCATATTCTCGCTCTGCAGTTTCTAGAACTGGTGTCCTTGATACTGGTAAGTTGCATACTTACAAATTCAATGATGACTTGTTTAAGAAAGTCACTGTTCTGCCTGACGGTAAAAACCATGGTCTAGTTTTTATTCTTGACTGGTCTGGTTCTATGGGTAACGTTATTCATGATACTGTCAAACAACTTTTGAACCTTGTGTGGTTCTGTAAGAAAGTGAATATTCCTTTTGAGGTTTATGCATTCACTTATGAGTTCCCTTACTCAGATAAAGATTTTGATGAAGAGGGACTTAAGGATCTTCAAGAACTTAAAGTCAATGATCTTTATCTGCATAAGACATTCCGACTGTTGAATCTTCTTTCTCATACTCGGTCATCTTCTGAGTTTGATCGTGATTGTTTGAACTTGTGGCGTCTCTCTAATTTCACTCGTTACTATGGATCCACTCTGGTTCCTAATGGACTGACTCTTTCTGGAACTCCTCTCAATGAAACCATTGTTGCTCTCCACAAGATTCTGCCTAAATTCATCCAAGAAACTGGAGTTGATAAAGTCAATACTATTTTCTTGACCGATGGTGAATCTAATGGTATTGGTCGTGTGGTTAAAATGAGTGAAGAGTATTTCCCTGACGGTCGCTTTGGGAAAGTTTCTGTCACCACCAATTGCCAACTACGTGATACAAGGAAAGGTCGTACATATACAACCTTCAACAACACTCACTGGGATACAAGTGTCACTCACATCTTGTTGTCTAACCTTAAAGATAACTTCCCTAAGGTCAACTTCATCTCATATCGTGTTGTAGAATCACGTGATGTTGCTGGTGTTCACTGGTACTATACTGGTAATTATTCTGAAACCAACAAAAAGAAGTGGGCAAAGGAAAGGTCTGCTATCTTAAATACTACAGGTTATGATGCCATGTATGCCATTGCTTCAACATCGTTGAATCAATCTGATGACTTCCAAGTTTCTGATGATGCAACCACTGCACAGATCAGAGCAGCATTTAAGAAGTCACTCAAGTCCAAGGCAGCAAACAAGAAGATTCTCTCTTCATTTGCTACGATGGTCGCTTGACAAACTGGCACATTAGGGGGTGACTTACCCCCAGTTTGCCTTTATATTGTATTCATACACAAAACAAATTCATCATGCCTTTCGCTCCGATTCCCGTTTCAACTGAAGATCTTGTTTCTTACCTCACCAACTCCTGTGGTACTGAGGTAGGCACCTCTCACCTGCTTGAAGCATCAGAGCACTTTGATTGCTCTCTTGCTACTGTAAAGAATCGTCTTTATAGGTACAAAAATGGTATTGGTAAGTGGGATCTTACTATCCAAGAAGCACGTAAACAACTTGAAAACACTGTAACTCTCAAGCAAAACCTTATCCCTCAGATCGATGATTCCTTCGTCAAGTTCGGTAATTACAACGATGTACGCAAAATTATTCAATCGAAACTGTTTTATCCGACGTTCATTACGGGAATGTCTGGTAACGGTAAAACGTTCTCTGTTGAACAAGCGTGTGCCCAACTCGGACGGGAACTCATCCGTGTAAACATTACAATCGAAACCGATGAAGATGATCTTATTGGCGGTTTCCGCCTTGTTGATGGCAACACCGTCTGGCACAATGGCCCAGTCGTGGAGGCACTCGAACGAGGTGCTATCCTGCTCCTTGACGAGATCGACCTCGCCTCTAATAAAATTCTCTGTCTCCAGTCAATTCTTGAAGGGAAAGGAGTATTCCTTAAAAAGATCGGCAAACGGGTTGACCCTGCAAGTGGATTCAACGTCTTCGCCACTGCCAACACTAAAGGTAAAGGTTCAGACGACGGACGATTCATTGGAACTAACGTGCTCAACGAAGCATTCCTAGAGCGTTTCCCTGTTACCTTTGAGCAAGAGTATCCTTCTGCTTCTATTGAGAAGAAGATTCTCTCTGCTTCCTGTGATGATGAGAAGTTTGTTTCTCACCTGGTTGATTGGGCAGGCATCATTCGTAAGACATTCTATGATGGTGGTATCGATGAGATTATTTCTACTCGTCGTCTCGTTCACATCATTCGTGCTTACAGCATTTTCTCTGATAAAGCAAAGGCAATTAAGGTCTGCCTGAATCGCTTTGACGATGAAACAAAACAATCCTTCCTTGAACTCTATGATAAAGTCGATGCAGACATCCAACTTGAAGAATCTGTGGAACCAGTACAAGCAGGTTCTGTGGGAGACATTTCCTGATCTCCAACTAGATGATAACTGGGCAGAGTGGTCTAACAAAGATGCTAACCTCTCTGCCAACATCTATACCAATCAATACATCATCAAGTCCAGAGAAGTTGAGATATGGGATAACAAGTCCTCTATCTACAACAACATCATCTATCCAAAGACAGGACAAAACTTACCTTGCTTTGGAATGGACTTGATGGGGTTTTTTGAAAAGAAAGTCATTTTAGTATTTGACTTCCAACATCCTGTAGAGAATCATTTGTTCTCAGTTCCTGGGTTGCCGAAAGCAGAAGGGACATTTAGATTCTTTGAACCAGGCAATCACTTCTCTGAGAACGTGTATGTTCGTAAATGCACAATGTCTGAAGTCAACAATTACCTTGATGATTTCCGTGCCTATTTACAAGCATACAAATCTATGCTAGAATCAGAGAAACCCAGTGGGTTTGCAACATACTCTACTTACGGGGACTTCGACAGATACATGAAGAAGTTAGATCCCGTGAGTGGTTATCTTGACAGCAAGTTTGGCAAAGAGAAATCTGAGTCACTTGTAAATGATTTTTTATTTTGCTATGACTAATTCCTGGTCCTTACTTTATGATGTCTTAAACGAAATGGATGACATGACTAACCAAAACCCTAATAGATTTAAATACAGTGAAGAGAAGATCCTCAAAGAATTGAGTGATTACATCTCTGGTACTTACAACGCACATTACTCTGCTGGTAATGACAAGATTCAAACTCTTGACTTGATTGATGCCTGTGGTGATGCTGAAGCATTCTGCAGATCTAACATCCTCAAGTATGCCTCTCGCTATGATAAGAAAGGCACTGCCCGTCGTGACATTATGAAGATCCTGCACTATGCTGTGCTTCTGATGCATTTCAGCGACATGTCCTCCCAACGTGAAACCTATCCTCAATGAGTATGCAAATCTCTGAACGTACAAAATTCATTCTTGAGAATTTTGCACAGATCAATAATTCAATCTACATCAAACCAGGATCTAAGATCTCGACCATTGCAGTCACTAAGAATGTTTTTGCTAAGGCAGAAGTAAGCGAAGAGTTTCCTGAAGCATTTGCAATTTACGATCTTGGTCAGTTTATCAACGGTTGGGATCTCTTTAACCAGTCCAGAGATGTTGATTTCCAATTCAACAATGAATCTTTTCTGACTATCAAATCTGGGAGGAGTAAACTTAAGTACTTCTACTGTGATCCTGATGTATTGATTCTTCCTCCAGACAAAGAACTTGGTCTTCCAGAAACCCAGTTTACTTTTCAACTGAATGAAGATGTTATTGTCTCCCTTGTCAAAGCATCTAGAATTCTACATCTTCCTGATCTCTGCCTTGAATGTAAAGGTGGTGATGTTACTCTTGCAGTAAAGGACAAAGACAACGAGACATCTAACACTGTTTCATATGTTGTTGGTAAGTCAGATGTTTCATTCTGTTTTAACTTTAAGATGGAAACTATTAAAATCATCCCTGGTGATTATAATGTTGATGTCTGTACGAGGGCAGCAAAGTTCAATCGTATCACTGATCCAAAAGATCTCTTGAAGCATCTTGAGTACTTTATTGCTCTTGAACCTGATTCCACTTACGGTAATTAATTTCCATGTCTCGTAATGAATTTCTCTGGGTTGAAAAGTATCGACCCAGGAAGATTGACGATTGTATTCTTCCAGAAACAACGAAGAATACATTCAATGAATTTTTGAACACTGGACAGATTCCTAACCTTCTTCTGTTCGGCACCGCTGGTATCGGTAAAACTACTGTCGCAAAAGCACTCTGTGAACAACTGGGTGCTGATTATATTGTTATTAACGGATCTGACGAAGGACGTGCAATTGACACAATACGGAACAAGGTCAAAGATTTTGCTTCGACCCTCTCACTTTCTAGTGACTCCAAACACAAAGTCGTTATTGTTGACGAAGCTGACAACACAACCAGTGATGTACAACTCGCTCTACGGGCAAACATTGAGGCGTTTTATGGTAACTGTAGGTTTATTTTTACCTGCAACTACAAAAACAAACTCATCGAACCTCTTCACTCCCGATGTGCAGTCGTCGATTTTTCCATCCCAGGAAAAGAAAAGAAACTTCTGGCAGGAACCTTCTTCGACCGTCTCAGGTTTATACTTGAGGAAGAAGGCGTACAATATGATCCAAAAGTACTTCCACAAATCATCCTGAAGTTCTTCCCTGACTGGCGTCGTACTCTTAACGAGTGTCAACGTTATGCAGTCGGTGGAGTTATTGATAGTGGTATTCTTTCTAGTTTGTCTGATGTCAGGTTCAATGAATTGACTCAAGCACTGAAGAGTAAACAGTACACGACTGTTAAGAAGTGGGTGTCGAGTAATCTTGACAACGAACCTTCTCATATCTTTAGGTCCATTTATGATAATCTTTATCAGTGTCTGGAACCTAGAACCATTCCTCAAGCGGTATTGATTATTGGCAAGTATCAATATCAATCTGCATTTGTTGCAGATCAGGAAATCAATTTACTTGCTGCCCTTACTGAAATGATGGTGGAGTGTGAATTCAAATGAATCTTGATTTTTCTCGTATTAATTTAAAAGAGTTCTTTGGTTGTTGCAATGCAACCAACACCAAAGAGATGAAGTCCAACACATTTAAATCTTTCCGAACATATCTTCAAGAGAAGTCGTTTGCAAAGTGGAGTGATAACCAAGTTCGTTATGTTGGAGATCACATGGATGGAGTTGATTTTATTGGTGAAGATGAAACACATTATGAGATGAAAGGATCTCTCAAACTCTTCAATAAGAACGGATCTACAAAGGTAATTACTTTGAAGAACTTTCAAGGTAACTCAAAGAAAGTAGAAAAAACATTTGAGTATATGTTCTTGGTAGATACTGAGAACATGTCTCTTGCATATACTGACTGGGACACTGTTGAGAAACGTGTTTATTTTACTCCCAGTTCTCCAACAGCAAAGGTTAAGTTTCTTCCAGGGGACTTTACAATGCTTGCTACAAATATTGAACCTGCACCCAAAAGCATCACTGCATCTGATATACTTGACGGCGTTGAGCGTATCCTGTAATGACAAAATTTAAAACACCCCTTCGATATCCTGGTGGAAAATCCAGGGCAATTAAATTTTTAGATCAGCATCTCCCACAATTTGACAAGTTCTATGAACCATTCCTAGGTGGTGGTTCTATGGCACTCCACGTGACCCAGACCCGTCCTAGGACAGAGGTGTGGGTCAATGACTTGTATTACCCTCTATATTGCTTTTGGTTGACTCTCCAGCAGCATGGTGAGCGTCTTACTCATGACCTCAGAGAACTGAAGACAGAACTAGGTGAGAGTTTGACTGCTCATCGTGAAGCATTCGAGAACTCTAAGGCAGCACTGGTAGGCACGGATCAATACACTATTGGATTTAACTTCTATGTTGTGAATAAGTGTTCCTTTAGTGGGTTATCTGAATCATCTTCTTTTAGCAAGATGGCATCACAGCAGAACTTTACCTTCAGAGGTATTGATAAACTTCCATACATTTCAGAACTGATTCAGTTTTGGAGAATTACTAATCAGGATTATTCTGAATTGCTTTATGGTGATGATGCATTTGTATTCCTAGATCCTCCTTATGACATTAAGGATAACTTGTATGGTAAAAAAGGATCTATGCACAAAGGTTTTGATCATGAACTCTTTGCTGCTCAATGCAATAACTCACAACAAACATGCATGATCACTTACAATTCTGATGCATTTGTCAAGGAAAGATTTCCTGGATGGACTGCACAAGAATGGGATCTTACATATACTATGAGATCTACGACCACTTACACACGTGACCAAAAGAAACGTAAAGAACTTCTTTTAACTAATTATGAGCAAGTACCAGTATCCCTTGACGGATTATTTAAAGACGATCAATGAGTCCAAGAACAATTTGATGGATGGTGATGATCCAGGTTGGGAAAAAGAATATCCTGCCTGGGTCATTACTAAGTGCTTGTCTCATCATTATGACACTGTGCTACTAGCGAATGAGATGAATCTCAACTCGCAACTCCCAAGTAAACTTCAGTATGATTTTTATATAAATATCGTTAGGAAGAGAAAGCGTTTCTCGCCCTGGGATAAGAAAGTAAAACTAGATGATCTTGAGTGTATCAAGGAATACTACAACTATAGTACCGAGAAAGCACAAGCAACTCTAAAGATACTAAATAAAAAACAAATTGAGTTTATTAAATTGAAATTAAACCGTGGAGGAAAAGCATAATGTCTCAAGTTGCTGAGGTTCAGTGGACTCGTGAAAGTATGGTAGAGGTGAAACTTTCTCAACCAGATGACTTTCTCAAAGTAAGAGAGACCCTTTCAAGAATCGGGGTTGCCTCTCGTAAAGAAAAGAAGTTGTATCAATCTTGCCACATTCTACACAAGCAAGGTAAGTATTATATTGTACACTTTAAAGAATTGTTTGCTCTTGATGGTAAGACCGCAAACTTGACTCAGAATGATGTTCAGCGTCGTAATAGAATTACCCAACTGCTTTCTGATTGGGGATTGATTTCTATTGTTAAGACCGACGAAGTTCTTGACATTGCACCACTTAATCAAATCAAAGTTCTTTCATACAAAGAAAAGGGTGAGTGGGAACTAGAGTCAAAATACAATATTGGTAAAAAGAAAACTACTCCTGTAGCACAATAACTATAAATAGAGGAGTTACACTCCTCTATTTTTATGTCTGAAAATAAATCAGACGTGACTACAGAAGAGAAGCAACAAGATGAAGACAAAAGTGAAGTTCTTGGTAATCTGGTGAAAGTTGTAGTCCTTATCTGGTCTGCATCCCTTCTCACATTTAGTTACGTTCGACTTCCCAACGGTCAAAAGATCTTAGATTTCGATCCAACTTTTATAGCTTCGGTGTTCAGTGGATCGTTAGCTGCGTTTGGATTGAGTCCTGCTAGAAATGGTAGCACTCCAAAGAAAGCACCTACAATCGGAAAAAAAGAGGAAGAAAATGCAAAAACTAATTAACGCATTAGCGGTACTGTCGTTCTTAGGAACAGCAAGTATCATTGGCGGAGGTGTATATGTATACCTCCAGAAAGATGCCATCATTGAAGGCGTCAAAGAAAGAGTAACCAAAGCAGCAGTTGGTGCTATTGGAGACGCTCTGCCTGGCATGTTAGATTCAGCAGTTCCCAAGTTACCTGAAGTAACTGGTCCTGCTGTCCCAAGTGCTGCTGGTGGAAATGTTAGCGGAACAGCACTGCCTTTCTGAGAATTTGCTGAGAGCAGTTAAATAGTAACGTGGTGTACTACGTTACTATGGCACAAAGCACGTACAAAAGGCAACAAAAGAAGGAAGCAAGAGATACATTTTTTCTATATGTTTTCTTTCATTCTGTATGGAATGGCATATTCAATATGTTCAATGATGATTAATGGAAATTCCAATTATATCTTCTCCTGATATTAAAATTCAGGAGATTGAAATACCAACGGTAGTATCACCTACACAATACTATACATCTCAACCACTTCCTCCACCAGTTGTGGTAAATATTGGTGTGCCTGTAGTTGATATTCCTGGGTGCGTTGAGGCACATCAAACCAACAACGCTAAGAACAATGCAATCAAAGAGGAAGATCCCAAGGGAACTTATACAATTTGTGACGCTGGCGTTCCCAGTTTTAATCCTATTAATTATGAACCTGAACAGATGATCTTTACTCGTCCTGCTCCTGTTCCTAAGAGCAATGCAGAGACACCAGCACCAGCAGTTCCTGAAACTGAAGAAGCACTTCCACCTCCACCTAAAACTGTTAAAGTGGAGTGTCCTACAAAAGTCCAAAAAGCACAATATCCTGTTGGTACTTTTATAGAAGGATATAGAAAGAAGGTTGTCGGTTATGAACTCATCGATAACACATGCGTTCAACTCACAGAAAAAGTTGCACTCCCACAACAGATTGTCGCTGGACTTCCTAGTGGCGGTCAGGTCGTGCAGGTTGGCGGCGTTGCTGTCATTGCAACGACATCAGCACTTGTAGCAAAACCGCTGGCAGATCTGCTATTGAAAGCAGTCAGACCAGCGGTTAAGAAGATTATGAAAAAGATTGCTAGTATACGTGGAAAGACACCACCTACTTTATCGACAGGGGAGCGCCGAGCAGAGCAGCGTCAGATGAACCATGCTGTTCGTGCCCTTCGTTCTGTTTTCCCGAGGAAGAAGAAGAAGGGATAGCGTGGACGTGTGGATGAGTGTGCCCTGGTGGGTTATTCACAATGACATCTGCACACACAGAATAATATGGACTCTTAGGATGGAACTGAATTCCCTCCTTTAATAAATTTCCACAATTTTTTAATCTTCCGATCTCAAAATCTAATCTTTTATTAGCAGTCAGTTGTCTCATCATTGCGATGTTAGCAGCGGCTGCTTCTTTGCATTTTGCCTGTAATTCTTTATCTAAAGGTTTACTCCATGTCATAGAGAAACCTATACCTAAGTTATAGTTATCTTTTTGTCCAGTTCTTACAGGAACTTGATATAATATGGAGCCAGGATTATCGGGTGCTCCATCCTCATCGAGATCTCGCATATCATATACGGGATCATAATAATATGGTTCGTAAGGTTTTGTAGCACTTGCACTTCCAGTGACATAGGGAGTAAAGTTTACAGTGGGTCCTTGGCATTGAATGCCGTTTCCATAAGTATTAGTAATATATGGACCCTGTAAAACCTGGATCGCCTGATTGGTCACCGAGCCAGAGCTATTTGCGATTGGAGATGCTGTTGCACTTACACCCCCTACAGATTCCGCCAGAGTGGCAGGGGCAGTCGCAAGGTTGGATAGACATAGAATTACTGGGAGAAGATACTTGTTGTGTCGGTTACGGATTGAATTTCCGTTGTTCTCTGGATAATTGTTTGATTTTGTAAACCAGGACCTGAATACGTTTCCGTGAATTGGAACGCTGCTCCTGGTGTTGTTTGTACGAATGTCGGTTTGGATGTCACTCCTGTCCATGTTGATGTCACTCCATCGATAGTTACATTATTAGTTCCTGTTCCTGGGGAAAGATTCCCACTTGCTGATACTCCAGATCCTGTTGCAGAGTATTGATACCCTGTGGAGTAGTCCATCGAATTGATGGTTTCTGTTACTTTTGTGGTGGTCTCTGTATGGCTCGACATCGAACCCTGTGTAAAGTTTGGGACTACTGGGACTGCATTTGCGACAGTCCCATGTAATGCACCAAGAACCAACCCGAGACCGATTGCTTCTTGTAATCTAGTCATTAGTCGATAACAGTAATTTCGCTAACAAATTGTCCGACAGCACTAGTACCTGCTCCACCTGCCGTTACAGTTAGAACACCTGCACTGGTTACAGTACCTGCTAAATCACCAGCAGATCCAGATGCATAAGAAGTGGTGTTAGAGAAGTTAGGAACTGTTCCTACAGTTGCAGCACTAGTAGGTACTGCATCACCTTGTGTATAAGATTGACTGAAACTAAATGCTGCTCCAGGAGTATCTTGGGTAGCAGCAATAGTACCAGGTGCATAAATTCCACTGGTAATAGTTCCAGCAGAAACTGTGTTTGCAGTTGATCCGTCCGTAGTATCAATATTTGATCCACTGATACTGAAGGTTGAACCAATTCTAGTTGCTTGAGTTCTTGCTGCATCTACAGTTAGTTGTACAGAAGATGCATGTTTTGATACAAGTCCGCCAGCATTTGCTGCACTTGCGGTCATCAGTAACATACCAAAAGCAAACAATGCTTTTTTCATTTGAATTAAAAATATTCAACGCTAATTTTATTTAGACATAAATAGATGCGAGACCTTTCGTGCGGTCTCTACGAAAGTCGGAACACCCCATGTAGTGGTACGGTTTATACCATACCACTATTTTTGTGTTAGGATATAAATATAACGGTTGCCTTCGGGGACCACAAAATCAAACTCGCTTATTTAAGGAGCATAAAATGACTGGACTTAGAAAGTTCGGCACCAAAGATTTGGGTGCCATCGTAGATGCTGTAGAAAGATACAGTGTTGGTGTAGATGATCTATTCTATCGATTGCATTCGTATGGAATGGGCACACCACAGAATTCGTATCCACCATATAATATGGTCAAAGAATCTGAGACCAAATGGAGGATCGAACTAGCACTTGCGGGATTTTCAAAAGAAGACATTGAAGTTAGCACCGAAACTAATGTCTTGATTGTCTCGTCCAAGGCGGCGAAGGACAAGGGGGATGGAGAGTACATGCACCGTGGGGTTGCAACTCGAACCTTCGCTAGAGGTTTCAACTTAGCTGACGACGTTAATGTTGGCGAAGTTAAATTTGAGAATGGTCTTTTGATTATTGAATTGAATAGAATCGTTCCTGAACATCAGAAACGAAAGGTTTATGATATCCAATAAATAATTACATCCATTGATATTATTATGGCAATCAAAGTAGCAAGATTAAAATCAGGAGAAGATGTTATTGCTGACATCTCCGAAGTTCAACAAAAAGATACAGGAATTAGACAAGCGTTTATCTTCACACACCCTTTCAACATTATTGTTGAAAAGGAAATTGTCCCTGGAACTGAGGAGCGTAATCAACAATACACTGGTAGAATCCTGATGGACAAGTGGCAACCATTGACACTTGATGAAGAAATTGCAGTGAATCCAGATTGGGTGGTTTCTATTGTGGAACCATCCCTTTCTGTTCTCGAAGCATACGGACAGACGATTAAACCTCAGGAAGAGGCAAAGGCAGTATTTGGTACGGATACTGTAACTGAACCAAACATTAGCATCGTCGAGGACTAAATAATAATAAAGTGACAGTACGGCAGTGAAGACGTTCCAATCACTCAGGTTAACCCTGATGTATCACAACAAATTGAATATTAAGTTTTGGGATGAGCGTGGTCTCAGACCTGAGGTAAAAGATAAACTTTTACAGATTGGAACCAAGTGGGCGGAGTTTGCTAAGATTCCATCCGCTGCAGTTAAAGATATGATTCTTGTTGGTGGTAACGCTAACTATAATTACACAAGATTCTCCGACCTAGATCTACATTTGGTCGTAGATAAAAGTCAGATTGCTGACTGTCCAGAACTCTTGGATGATTATCTGAGAGACAAAAAGAAATTATGGGCATTAGTCCATGACATTAAGATTTATGCTCACCCTGTAGAGTTGTATGCTCAGGATGAGAACGATCCATTGCCTGCTAACCAGGGTGTATACTCAATCACCCAGGACAAATGGTTAATGGCACCAAACAAAGTCAAGGTTGATCTTGCAGACCCCTTGCTTATTCGCAAGGTTCGTGATATGATGGAGAAGATTGACGACCTCATCGAGAACGAAGCAGATGATGCTGATGTTCTTAGAAAACTTCAGAAAAGAATTCGTGACATGAGAGCGTCTGCCATCCAGCAAGGTGGAGAGTTTGCACTTGAGAACTTAGTGTTCAAAGAGTTACGCAATCGTGGATACCTTGACAAACTTTCAAACCACATTAGACATTTAGAAGACACAAAACTATCGCTATGACTGTAAAAGTTATTTTGATGAAATCTGGTGAAGATGTTATTTCTGACGCCAAAGAAATCCTGAACAAAAGTGAAGACGGTATCGTTGCATATCATCTTTCACACCCATATGCAATGCAACTGACTACTACTGAAGAAGATGGAATTGCTGTAGAAGGTGAAGAATCAACACCCAAAACTAAATTCCAAGTTGCATACACCCATTGGGCACCACTGTCCAAGCAGAGGGAATTCATCATCCCTGCAGATTGGGTTGTGACTATCTACGATCCTCACGATAATATCCTTAGGGACTATTGTGCAAAACATGACATTAAAATTGAGGAGGAATCTGATGGAGATCAAACTGATCCTGCTTCGTAATGGTACGTATTTAATTTCTCAAATTTCTGAGATGGAGATGGAACCATCTTGTTTCCTGGCAGACCCCATGGAAATTGTTGATGGTGAACTTAGGAAGTTCCCTAGGTATGCTGACCAAAGGAATGTCTTGCTTTATTCGGAATCTCTTGCTACACTAGCAACACCCGATCCTGAGATCCTCTCCGAGTACCAAGCGAACCTACCCCCTGATGATGAAGTTCTACAGTAATGTTTTCTTGACTGGAGACAAAATTCTCTATGTTGGATACGAAGATGGTCAACGTGTCCAGTATGAGCAGAATTTTTCTCCAGTTCTTTTTGCTCAGTGTAATAAAAAAACAGAATACAAAACTCTTGAGGGTAGTTATGCTCAAAAACTAGAGTTTGATTCTGTTAAGGATGCTCGACAATTTATTGATGAATACAAACAGGTAGAGAATTTTAAGATCTACGGTAATGATAGATTTCTTTATCAATATATTAGTACTGAGTTTCCTGAAGAACGTATTGAGTACGATGCTACTCAACTAAAAATTTATACAATTGATATTGAGACCTCCTCTGAAAACGGTTTCCCAAATGTTGGAGAAACTGCAGAGGAGATTCTTTGTCTTACCATCAAGGATTTTACCAGCAAGAAACTAATTGTATGGGGAACACGTGAGTATCAACACTCTCGTTCTGATGTTGAGTATCGTGTCTTCTGGAAAGAAGAAGAGATGCTCAAAGATTTTCTTGCATGGTGGGCAGAGAATACTCCAGATATCTTGACTGGTTGGAACGTAAAGTTGTTTGACGTTCCTTACATTTGTCGTAGGATTGAACGTATACTATCTTCCAAGTATATGAAGTCCCTTTCTCCTTGGAATAAAGTATATGAAAAAGAAGTCGAAATCAAGGGACGTAATCAGTTTGTATATGATGTCATTGGTGTCAGTGTCCTTGACTATCTGGATCTTTATCAGAAGTTTACTTATACTAACCAAGAATCATACCGACTCGATCACATTGCCAATGTAGAACTTGGTGAAAAGAAACTTGATCACTCTGAGTTTGAAACGTTCAAAGATTTTTACACTCAAGATTGGCAGAAGTTTGTCACCTATAACATTCATGACGTGGAACTTGTTGACCGTTTGGAAGACAAGATGAAACTAATTGATCTTGCAGTTAACCTTGCATATGACGCTAAGGTTAATTTTGAAGATGTCTACTATCAGGTACGGATGTGGGATAGTATCATCTATAATTACCTTACACCTAAAGGTATTGTTGTACCTCCCAATGAACGAAATGACAAAGATGCAAAGTATGCTGGTGCATATGTTAAAGAACCTGTCCCAGGACTTTATGAGTGGGTGGTTAGTTTTGATCTCAACTCCCTATACCCTCACCTCATTATGCAATACAACATCTCGCCAGAGACGTTACTTCCAACAAAGCATCCATCGGCAACCGTAGATAGAATTCTGCAGAAGCAGATTACTATTGATGGTGAGTATTGTGTATGTGCTAATGGAGCACAGTACAGGAAAGATGTCCGAGGATTTCTTCCTGAGTTGATGGAGAAGATCTACAATGAACGTAAGATCTACAAGAAAAAGATGCTTCAAGCAAAACAAGAAAATGAAAAGAATCCTAGTCCACAACTGGTCAAGGACATTTCAAAATTCAATAACATCCAGATGGCACGTAAGATTCAACTTAACAGTGCTTATGGTGCTATTGGGAATCAGTATTTCAGGTATTACAAGCTTGCCAACGCAGAGGCGATCACCCTTTCTGGTCAGGTCTCAATCCGTTGGATTGAAGATAAGATGAATGGATACCTAAATACTCTGTTAAAAACGGAGGATGTAGATTATGTCATCGCATCTGACACTGACTCAATCTATCTTAATCTTGGACCTCTCGTTACTAAATTTTTTAGTAATCGGGTTGGCGACAAAGCAGCAGTTGTATCCATACTTAACAAGGTATGCGAAGAAAAACTGGAACCTTTTATTCAGAGTTCATATGAAGAACTGGCAGCGTTCGTTTCAGCGTATGACCAGAAGATGATTATGAAGCGTGAAAATATCGCTGACAAGGGAATCTGGACTGCTAAGAAGCGATATATTCTTAATGTGTGGGATAGTGAAGGTGTTCGTTATGCAGAACCAAAACTTAAAATGATGGGTATTGAGGCAGTTAAATCTTCTACTCCTGCACCATGTAGGACTAAGATTAAAGAAGCACTCAATATTATTATGACGCAAACTGAAGAAGATGTCATACGATTTATTGACAAATTCAAAGAAGAGTTTTTTAGTATGCCACCAGAGGACATTGCATTTCCTCGTAGCGTCAATGGGTTGACAAAATGGTCTGACCCTGTTACGCTGTATAAGAAAAGTTGTCCCATCCATGTAAGAGGAGCACTCCTCTACAATTTTCAATTGAAGAAACGCAAACTGACTCACAAGTATCCTTTGATTCAAGAAGGAGAAAAGATTAAGTTCTGCTATCTACAAAAACCAAACACTGTTGGGGAGAATGTAATCTCATTCATTTCTAATTTTCCTACAGAGATTAACATTCATAAGAATGTTGATTATAAATTACAGTTTGAAAAATCATTCCTATATCCACTCAAGATTATTCTTGATGCTATTGGATGGAAAACTGAAAAAGAAGTTAACTTGGAGTTTCTATTTACATGAGTATTTTTGACACACTTGCTAAAGAGGCAAAAAATGATTATGCAAAACTTGTATCCGATGGTATTATTACTGGTGACGAGCAAAATTTTATCGGCACTGGATCCTATATCCTCAACGCTATGTTGAGTGGGAGTGTCAATGGTGGCATTCCTGATAACCGTGTAACTGCTATTGCTGGAGAACAAGCAACTGGTAAAACTTTTTATGCTATTGCGATTGCTAAAACCTTTCTTGATAGTAATCCTGATGGTGCAGTTTTCTACTTTGATAGTGAGGCAGCTGCTACAGCAGACCTGTTCAAGAACCGTGGACTCGATGCCAATCGAGTATGGCATTTCCCAGTAGATACTATTGAAGAGTTTCGTACTCAAATCATTCGTATCCTGGACAATCTTCTTAAGACAAAAGAAGAGGATCGTAAACCTCTGCTGATTGTTCTTGATTCTCTGGGTATGCTTGCATCATCTAAAGAACTTACAGATGCTCTAGATGATAAACAAGTTCGTGACATGACTAAATCACAAGTCCTTAAGTCAGTGTTCCGAATCATTACCAGTAAACTTGGTAAACTTAAGATCCCTATGATCGTTACCAATCACACATATAAGACCATGAATCCTTATGGTGAATCATCTGATATGGGTGGTGGTAGTGGACTTAAGTATGCTGCATCTACTATCATGTATCTGTCTAAATCAAAAGAGAAAGATGGAACTGATGTTGTAGGTAACATCATCAAAGTTAAGGCAAACAAATCTCGTTTCACTAAGGAGAATTCACAAGTTGCAACACGCTTATTTTTCGACTCACGTGGACTTGACAAGTATTACGGGTTACTGGAACTGGGTGAGAAGTACGGAGTATTCACCCGTAAGGGGAATCGTATCGTCGTCGGTGAATCTTCTGTTTATCCTTCTGTTATTCTCAAGGATCCTGAAAAGTATTTCACCGAAGAAGTGATGGAGAAACTTGATTGGGCAGCAGGTCAGGAGTTTAAGTATGGAGTTGAGTGATTACATTAAGGTCTATGATGATGTAGTCCCTGAATCAATATGTAAGAATCTTATTTCTACATACGAAAATTCAAATCCTGAATTTGTGAACAATGAAGGTAGACCTAAGTTTCATCACTTGGCACTAGACCCAGAGATGTCTAAATTCTTACTTGAGAATTTAAGACAATGCCTTTCTGATTACGCTTTGTCAACAGAGTTGACGAAGTGGATGCCAGGGAAGTATGCTGTTGAGGACTTTCGAGTCAAGAAGTATCGTAAGGGTACTGATGATCGCTTCTCTACACACGTAGACGTTGGTGATCATGCTAGTGCAAGAAGGTTTCTTGCTTTCTTCATTTATTTGAATACTATTGAGGAAGGTGGTGAAACTGCATTCCCTGGTATCAAGACAGTCAAACCAAAATGTGGTAGAGTGTTAATGTTCCCACCTCTATGGACATTTCCTCATGAGGGAAGACCCACTATCAGTGACCACAAGTACATCGTTGGATCTTATTTGCATTACATATGAATTCTCTTGAGTTTACAATCATCAAGAACTTGGTTACCAACGATGAGTATCGTCGTCAGGTATATCCGTACTTAAAAAAGGAATACTTTGAGAGTGACCACAATTCATTATTGTTTACTCTAGTATCAGAGTTTATCTCTACATATGAAAAGTGTCCAACCAAAGAATCTCTTGAAGTAGATCTTCAAAATAAGAAAAACATTTCAGAGGAGTCGTACAAAAATGTTAGTACGCTCATACAGCAGTTAGAACCTGACAACTGTGATTATAAATGGTTGTTAGATTCAACAGAAGAGTGGTGTCGCAATCGTGCTATCTACCTTTCTCTCGTAGAAAGTATTCAGATTGCAGATGGTAATGACAAAGAGAAAGACATGGGTGCTATCCCATCTATTCTTTCTGATGCTATCTCAGTTTCTTTTGATAACAAGATTGGTCATGATTACCTAGATGATTATCAGGAGCGATTTGATTTCTACAACAGAGTAGAAACTAAGATTCCTTTTGACCTGACAATGTTTAATAAGATTACTAAAGGTGGTCTTACTAATAAGTCATTGAATGTTGCTCTGGCAGGCACTGGTGTGGGTAAATCCCTATTCATGTGTCATGTGGCAGCAGCAACTTTATTGCAAGGGAAGAATGTTCTGTACATCACATGTGAGATGTCAGAAGAAAAGATTGCAGAACGTATTGATGCTAATCTGTTGAGTGTACCAATTCAAGACCTTGCTGGATTACCTCAGCAGTTATATGAGAGCAAGGTTACCAATCTGATGAAGAAGACAAATGGTAAACTTATCATTAAAGAATATCCTACTGCATCTGCACATGTGGGACATTTTAGGTCTCTTCTTAACGATCTGTCTCTTAAGAGGAGTTTTAGACCCGATATTATCTTTGTGGATTACCTTAACATATGCACTTCGCAGAGATTCAAAGCAAACTTTGTCAACTCATATACCTTGGTTAAAGGTATTGCAGAAGAACTTCGTGGTCTCGCTGTGGAACAAGGTGTGCCAATCGTCTCTGCTACTCAAACCACTCGTTCTGGTTATGGTAGCACTGATGTTGACCTTACTGACACTTCTGAATCCTTTGGTCTCCCTGCTACTGCTGATCTTATGTTTGCCCTTATTAGCACTGAAGAGTCAGAGCAACTGGGGCAGATATTAGTAAAACAATTAAAGAATAGATACAACGATCTCACGGTTAATAAAAGGTTCGCCGTGGGTATTGACAGAGCGAAGATGAGGTTGTATGATTGTGAGCAATCTGCTCAGGACAACTTCCTCGACGCAGGTAACAATGACGATGAACCACCTACTAACTCAAACAAATTTGGAGGATTTAATTTTGACTAAGCACATTGATTTTAATCGGTATGAGCAGTTTGTTTCTGCAGTTACTTCAGAGTGCTCAACGAACTTTGTTGATTTTGCTGATCGTATTGGCGAGTTGGATCGTGAGGGTGCCAATATTGAGCGTCTCCTTACTAGTGGTGTTGGGATTAATGCTGAAGGTGGTGAATTCCTTGAGATCATTAAGAAGATGGTATTCCAAGGAAAACCCTGGAATGAAGATAACCGTGAGCATCTTATTATTGAGTTGGGTGATATCATGTGGTACGTTGCTCAGGCATGTATGGCACTTGAGGTATCATTCGATGATGTGATTGCCACTAATGTTAAGAAACTTGAGAAGCGTTATCCTGAAGGAACGTTTGATGTTTACTTCTCTGAGAACCGTAAGGCAGGCGATCGGTAATAATAAGATAAATACTTGCAAAAACCCATGCGAGTAATTAAGCAAGGAACAGTAAGTGATAGTAATGAGAATGCTGCATACAGTTTCTTCTCTAGAAACAAGGATAGGTTTGATGAAATCTCCCTTGTTTCTGTTGGTAAAACCATATCACTAAAGGGGGTTACTGATATTTTATTTGTAGGTGGACAAACTGGCAGTGGGTCAGGGGCAAAACCTAAAACTGATATCAGAATCATTCATGCTGGAGGCACCTATAATATTTCTTTAAAGAAAAGAAGTTTTGGTGCTTGGGAATCTGCAGATTCACTTGCTGGTGATAGAGTATCTGAAAAGATTCTTGGTTATCTTATGGACAATTTGAATGGAACTGCTCCTTCCAGTAGACCATTTGATGTTATTGCATATGTTGATGGTGGAAGAGCAAAGTATAAAGTTGTTAGGAAAGGAACGGATACTACAGTTAAATTAGCATATAGGTGTAGTATTCAAGATGCTTCTACTGTTATTTTTGGAAGTGATATTCTTGGACAAGGTGCTGTAGTTAGTGCAGAATTTCCAGGAGCATGTTTGCTTAAAAATAATATAGCTAGAATTAATTGTAGTAGTATTATTACAACTTTGTCAGAAGTTCCTAGAAATGCTTATCCATTCTTCTCTGTTAAATCTTCATTCTATAGAAAAGTAAGAAACGCTTATAGATTTCCTGGATTGAGAGTACAGGCAATGCCTAGATCTGAGATCAAAGGATCTGTTGAGTTTTTACCAGAGTTATAAATAATAATAAAACATCTATTGATGGACTTTAGTAATTTTAACAAGCAAGCAAAACAGACCTCGTATAGACATGGAAATCTATACGAGGTTGGTTCATATGTACAGAATTCAGATGGTGATGTAGGAAAAGTACACAGACGTGGACCAAATTATGTAATTGCTTTGTCTGATGATGGCGACATGTTTAGAGCATGGGTGAGTGATATCAAAGAGTACAAACAATGGAATGATTCTGGTGCTACTGCTGACCATCGATTGGTAGGAACTGATGCTAATCGTAAATTCTTGGAGAAAATGACTCCTGGACATGATTACGATATGTGGAAAAAACCTGCTGAAGTAAATAGACGTATAAATAAAACTAAACCGATTAAAGAAGAGACGATGACTGCTAATGTAAGATTGTCTGCGTGGATGCTGGGTTTATCTCTAGCAGAGCAGCAGGAAATTGCTTCAAAGATGGATAAGATTATCCTCGATGGGGATGTGATTGAAGGTATTCTTGAGTCCTTCGGGACAGAAAAGATGCAAGACCTTGCTGCTGAGTATGCAAGTATTGTTTCTGGTGAAGAACTGTCTGAGGGACTGAAGCAAGCACGTAAGAATGTCGGTGCTTCTAAGTGCTGGGATGGTTACAAGGCAAAAGGAACTAAAATGAAAGGTGGTAAGTCAGTTCCTAATTGTGTTAAGGAAGAGGAAGAAGAACTTGAAGAAGGTAAGAAGGGACTATACGCCAATATCCATGCTAAGAGAAAGCGTGGAGAATCTCCTGCGAAACCAGGCGACGACGATTACCCTGCAAAAGATGCTTTTAAAAAGGCAGCAAAGACAGCAAAGAAAGAAGAAGTCGAGTATGTAGAGGAGAAGAAGAAACTTGATCCTGTCGGTAAAGAAGACGGAGACGTTGACAACGATGGTGATAAGGATTCTTCTGATTCCTATCTTCTTAAGAGACGTGCTGCAGTTAGTGCAGCAATCAAAGCAAAGAAAGGCACCAAGAAAGAGGGATACTCTGATTGGAGAACTGAACTTATTGAGAAGGATGTTAAGGGTGTAGAAGTTAATCCTTCAATTGATGATGCAACCGATCCTATGTCAGTGTTCGACAAGAACAAGAAACTGAAAGGTGCTGATAAAGCAGTCAAGGAAGAGTGTGGATGTGACAAAGAAGATGATGGATCTGAGAAGGCACTTGCTAAGAAAGCAACTAAGGTCAAGCGTGTTAAGTATCAGGATGGTGTAACTGAATCGCTTGCAATCCTCAGAGCAAACATTGATGAGTTAAAGTCACGTTATCTTTGATATATAAGATAACCCGTATTTTTTAATCATGGTAAAATTTCTACTCCCATTAGCAATCAAAGTCATCGACGCTGCAGTTGATGCAATCCCCGAAAACATGGATGAAATCATCAAAAGATTTCTGATTGGACTTGCAAAAAAAGCAGTATCGAGAACTGATAACACGGTAGATGATCAATTAGTTGCAGCACTGGAAGCAGCACTCTTTCCCCCAACATCTGAGGAAGGTTGATCCTGAGGAGGGGTAACCCTCCTTTTTTTATAAATATCTTTATAACGCAATCAACACGTATATTAGGAGTTTAACAATGCCTCTCTGGGGAAAAACCGAATCGGACGAATCAAAACCAAAGTGGTTGGACCGTGTGAATAAGAATGGTCTTGCTGAAGATTGCTTTGCGACTGAGCAAGGATGGGTCCTTCGCCACTACAAGGGTACTGACAAGACAACTGCACGTTATTGGGATGAACTCCTGGTAGCAATCGGCGGTCTCGCTGGTGGTACTTCTGCAACAACTCTCCTCGGTGAGGCAGACGTTACTGCTGTATTCTTTGAGCAGGAAGCACTTTCACAAGGCGACACTGGAACCGTTGTTGTTATCTACAACGAGCAAGTTGATGTCACTGGTACTGTAACTCTTGCAGTTACTGGTTCTGTAACTGGTGCTATCACCGCAACATATGCACGTGGAACTGGATCAAACCGTCTTGAGTTTGACTTTACTGTTCCTTCTCAGGCAGAAGTTCTTTCTATTGCTGACCAAACCATCGGTGGTTCTGGTGCTGTTAAGGATAAGGGCACTTCTGTTGATGCTGAAGATGCATTTGCTGGTAAGACCATTGGTGCTGGTGGATCTGGTACTGACCTGACCCTCACTATTTCTTGATAATGTATGAAGTTTACTGAGTTGAACGAGGATAACTACCTCTTTTTTGCTATTAAATATTATGATAATCCTCAAGCAGTAACCAAAGAGGACTTTTATGATGATCTTAAACGGTTTAAATATTTGAAGAGGTTGCTCAAGACATATGTCAAGACGGGCAACCTTAAACTGCATTTGATTTTAAATCATATGATCATCATCTACAATGTATTTGGTGAAGCAGCAACACCTTTGCTGTTCTATAAAATTTCAAATGATTATTGGTCCATATTGAAAAGTTTCATGGTGTATTTGAATAGATATCCCATCTGTTCTACTTTGGATCATATAAAATTAGATAAATATTGTATAGAGCAATTGCAAGATCTATGAAGGTGTTCACTTTAAAAATGAATGGTAGGGTATACACTGAAGAAGTGCCTACGATGAGTGCATCTAGTGGTGCAATCGCTGGTCTTCCTCCTGACGAACCTCCCGTTAGAAAGAGGAAGCGTAAATTTAAAACAGATATTTTTCAAAGGATTAGAAACGCTCGCTTAAAAGAAGAAACCATGGAAGACCAAAACATTATCTCTGAGGCAGACAACCAAAACACAGAAGTGTCGTCTGCTATGCGTATGATTCAAACTAAACGCAAACTTCAGAAGAAACAAGAACGTGAGAAGCGTGCGGCAAACCGCAAGCAAGAGATTGCTGCGTTGTCAAAAGCAAAAGCAAAGGACTACCAGAAGAAAGCGGGAGAGCGTCAAAAGAATGTCGCCAAAGATATTAACAAGGCGTCAGCATCGAGAGATAAGAAAGAAAGTTTTGATTGGCAAGGTGTATTTGCTGAATTGAACGAACAGTTTGCTACACTGTCACAAGAACAGCAGGAGAAGTTTCTGAAGACCTGGTTACAAATGTCTGAAGAGAACCAGGACAAATTTGCAAACATGATTTCTGAGAATTTTGAGAGAGCATCCTCGTTTGTTGAGACACTCTGATGGCATTTGGTTTCGGCAAACTTGCCGTACTAGAATCTAAACTAAGC